ACCAGATGTGCTTCTTGATGTCGTGCTGGAATAAACCCAAATATTTCCACTCACCAAGGTTAACGTGCTTATTCCATAATAGACATCGCCAGAGGCTTTTGCGTCGGCAAAACCAAAACCGTTTGTATAACTTGCTGTACCAACCCCTGTACCCATGCCAGATGCAGAGCCTACATATCCAGAAGTTGTATAACTTCCAGACCCTATTTGAAGCACCAAAAGTGAAGTTCCACTTGTAGAAACACCACTTTGAATAAATAGAATCCGTTTTACATAAGACGGAATACCAGTAAAATTAATAGCCGTACCAGACGTTGATGCCTGAGATGTTCCTGAGTTAAGAACGGGGTTATACTGCGTACCGTTGGTCTGGAAAGCAAAGACGCCGCTATTGTCAGCGGTTACAACCAAGCCAGATGATGTGGATGCGTTAAGAATTGTTGTCATGGCTTACAATACAACCCATTTTGAGCCGCCGGGAACCGTTACCGCTACACCAGAGGACACAGAAATTGGCCCGGCTGATACTGCGCTATATCCAGATGGTATAGTATACGAAGTTGATACGGTTTGATAGTTAACATAAAACGGGCCAGTGTTTACTATAGCACCGGATGAGTTAATCAGAGGAATTGTACCGGAGGCTGCTTGAAGCGTCTGAGTCTGCGTTCCTGCCACGGATGGAGGATTGACTGTGACCTGACCGCTGGTTGCGCCCTGAAGCGTTAAACTACCCATTAGACTACCGTCCAGTTAGATGTGGATGGAATGGTTACAGTGGCTGAAGTACCAATCGTGATTGGACCAAACGTACCAGCGTTAGTGCTGGCCGGAACAGAATAGCTGTTATTTACCGTCTGACCATTTTGAAAGAAAATCTGATCACCACCCGTACCTGTTGGCTGGGCGGTCTGACCTGATGGTATCGTTCCAAGGACGCCTGTATATGACATAGTACGTTCCTATTAGGTGATATTAAGGACCGAGGCAATTACGTCAGCTGATGTGGCCGTATTGGTTACAACAACCAGAGCATCGCCCGTGGTGAGGACCAATTTCTGATCACCGCCGACAGCAACAAAGGTCGTTCCCACGCCGATTGAGGCTGATTTGACCACATAGTAGTTAGCAGCCGAACGGGTAACATAAATGTCCGCCGTAATTGCAGCACCAGTTGTGTTGGCTACTGTTAGGCCAATAACCGTGGTTTGGGTAGCCGATGCAACCGTAACAAGCGTTACGGGGGATGTCCCGACGTTTCTTGCTACATAAGAAGTAAAGGTATTTGCCATCTAAGTAGTTCCTTGTTTGGAGATATATTACCCTAAAGCGATTGACATTGCTACTGCTGTTCCAGCCGGATCGACCTGTAAATTGGTTTGAGCAGCAGAAACTGTGGTTGCGCCTGTCCCACCGTTGGCCAGAGCAAGTGTCCCAGCAACTGTTACTGCCCCGCTTGTGGCCGTGGATGGCGTTAAGCCCGTGGAGCCAAACGAGATTGAGGATACGCCCGTTGATGCAGCCCACGATGGGACACCAGCAGCCATAGTAAGGACGTAGCCATTTGTGCCAGCTGCCAACTTAGCAAGGGTGTTAGTCCCTGACGCATAGAGCAAATCACCCGTAGTATAAGATGTTAAGCCTGTCCCACCATAAGTTGGGCCAATGGCTGTTGCGTTCCATGTTCCAACGGTTACAGTTCCAATGGAAGATAGGCTGGATAGCGTTGAAACAGCGGTATTGACCAAAGTACCGGACGTTGGAAGCGTTACGTTGGTTGCTCCGGTTACCGTTAAGGTCGTTGCAAAGGCACCAGATGTAGCAAAGCTGCCACCCAAAGTAATTGTAGATGACCCATTATTTACGCCTGTCCCACCATATGTTGGTCCTATGAGGGTGCCTTGCCATGTGCCAGTTCCAATGGTCCCAACGCTGGTAAGAGACGAAGAAACAACAGTTGAGTTAAGGGTTGTACCAGAAAGCGTACCAGCTGGAGCAATGACGGCTGCGGTCGAGGCTGCGGTAAGCTGGCCTTGGGCATTGACCGTAAAGGTTGGGATAGCTGTTGACGATCCATAGGATGTCGCTGTCACTGCCGTGTTGGTGATGCTAAATTGCGTACCCGTGAGTGTAAGGCCTGTGCCAGCCGTATATGATCCGGGACCAGCAATCTGAGCAAAATTAATAGGCGTCGTGCCAATCGTGATTGGAAAATCGGTTGTTTGAACCCATTGGGTTCCAGCATTGGTTGTGCCGGAAATAATATAAGTCGTATCGCCGGGGGCTATTTCATTAACCCCAGTTCCGACCTGATCGTAATCCAATGCGCGGGTAAGAATCCATCCAGTAACACCGGAGCCAATAGCCGTTACAGTGTAAATGCCGTTATATTGGCCGCTTGTTTCATTTTTAACGAGGACACGGGTAGCATTGGCAACGTCGGTCGAGGTAAATGTGTGGCCATCAATTGCCAATGTAGCAAACGGAGCGGTTTTGGTAATGGTCGCGCCAATACCAGACGACCCGTTGTTGTATATTACTGTTCCTAAATCGGCTGTCGTCGCATAGCTACAAGCAGCGTGATAGTTAACATTGCTCACCGCAGCATCGACATATGCCTTATTGGTAATGTCGTTGCTATTGGATGGCGTAGTCGTGATCGTGCCAGTCGTCAGTGTGACAGCATTGACCGTGGTGTTCGTGACCGATGTGATCTGGCCTTGAGCATTTACCGCAAATACTGGAATAGCCAGAGACGTTCCATAGGTTGAGGCCGATACGCCCGTATTTGCAATACTAAGTGTACGATTTGCGGCCAGTGAGCCACCGCCCGTTAAGCCTGTCCCAGCACTGATCGTTGTGGCCGATAATGCTGCATCAGTGATTCCATAGCCAGCAAGCGTCGTCGGAGTGCCTGTAATTGAGCTAAATGCTGGGGTAATGGTCGAGTTAGACGCTGAAGTAATGCGACCAGTAGCATCGACGGCAATGACGGCAGACTGAGTTGCTGACCCATATGTAGATGCCGTTACGCCGCTTGCTGGAAGGTCTGCTGTAACAAGCGATCTAAAAGCGGGAGCCGCAGCCAACCCACTAGCTGGTCCAGCAAATACCGTATTGGCTGATTGGGTAACATAAGTAACGCCAAACGTACCAGTTGTCGTAATTGGGCTTCCAGATACCGAAAAGATCGATGGCATCGTAAGGGCAACCGAAGAAACCGATCCGCCACCTGTTAGCGCATACCAACCTTTTGTGCCTACGTTATCAGTACCATAATATTTGCCATTACCCGGAGCGTTAGAATCGCCCACAAGATTCAAAACAATATTGGATGATAATGGTCCGCCACCAGTAATTGAATATTGGCCAACCACTGTTCGAGATGTGGAAACACCATCTGTAATGCCATAGCCGGATAACGTGGTAGGTGTCCCAGTAATGTTGGACCAAGCCGTGGAAATACCGGATGCCGTGCCAATAGAAGTAATTCGGCCTTGCTGGTCTACCGTGATGACAGGAACAGACGAGGATGACCCATAGCTGCCGGGAGTGACAGATTGGTTTGGCATTGCAATCGTTGGATTGCCGCTTACGCCATCGCCATTGGTGACCGTCAAGCCAGCACCAGCAGCAATGGACCGAGAGACGTATGAGCCGCCTGTCTGATTAACAATCAGGCCAGACGTTCCAAGCCCAGCAAGGCCAGTCAGGTTATTACTTAAAGGCTGGGCATCCGTAATTCCGTAGCCAGCCAGCGTTGTCGGAGTTCCTGTAATTCCACTAAACGGGACGGAGAACGTGGTTGAGCTGGCACCTGTAATTTGGCCTTGGGCATTGATTATAAGAATTGGAACCTGAGTCGATGAGCCGTATGTCCCGCTGCTTACACCTGTATTGCCGATGGCAAGCGTAACATTTGATCCAAGATTTCCACCACCAGTAAGACCTGTACCAGCGATAATTTGTGTGGTGTTGGGCGTTGCAACCGAACCAACAAAATTAGAAATGGTTGTGCGATACGATGTCCCATTTTGGACAATCATAACCAAATCTGTACCTACGACTGGCGTAGGAGGTGTTGGTAGGCCAGAAATTGAGATTGGGACGAGATTTGAAGGTACGGTCATGGCAATATGTAATCTTCATTATTCTGTGTGACGATAAAGTTATTGTCGTCTTCCGTAACCAACCCTTTCGGCGAAGTACCAATCGGAACATCTGGACGAACAAACGGAAGAGTAATCCGTTCAGGTTGCCGAGCTGGTAAACGATAAGGATCGAGCTGGTCCCTATCCTCTAAACATACACGAAGTCCCGGTGAGTTCATATCGGGATATAAGTCTTCAATAGACATTTTTCTCCGGCAGCGGTCACAAATCCCGATGCCAAGAGTACCCCTGCCAGTGGTGTCAAGCCAAATGGCCATGCTTACCTCGTATACATCGAGATATTGGGGGCCATCATAAATGGCGAATTGTCTCGTTCTTCCATGAAAGCAAAGTTCATGGCTTGGGCTGCACGAGGAGCAATCCTATCAGCCATAGCTATATCCACTTCTTTAATTTCGAAGCAGAGGCGGCTTGCCAATTCCCAAGTAATTGCATCTACCCAGCGCTGCGGAAGCTCGATGGTTTCCGTCAAAGAGCCAACATCCATGATGTGCCGTTGGCGCCAAGTAACAAACTGAGCAAATTGAGCTGCCTCATTTGGTGCTGGCCAGACGTGCGCCACTGGAGCTGCGAGCTTACGGTCGAGCCAAAACTGTAATGGACGGCCCTGAAACGTCTTGTTTGGGAGATTCGTGTAATCATCCTGATTAAGACGTGCGATAGGAATCTCGGTCGGATTACCAGCTGTTACAAATTCTGCAACACTTAGTGTGGCACCGCCCGTTTCCGACAACCGCCAATACTGAGCGGTGATGGTTGGGTTAATATCGTACCAGTTCCACTCATTTTGAGCATAAACCACTGCACCCGGGTTAACTACCGTGGTCCAGCTAAGGGTATCGTTAGAATATTCAATATTAAGATTGTAAGTGCCAGCCGCATACATATTGACGCCAAGGGTCGTAATCAGAGTCGGCTGCAAAAGGTTCTGAATAATCCAACCATTTGGCGCAGTTTGGA